GTTTTGCTGTTGATTCTTATGGCGGTGGGTATTCAAGAGACTTCACTGTGGGAGTAGACGGTAATGTAAATGTCCTCACAGGCAACCTAGTTATAGCTACAGCAGGTAAAGGCATTGACTTTAGCGCCAACACTAATTATTCAGGGATGACATCCGAATTGCTGGATAGTTATGAAACTGGCACATGGACACCCTCAGTTCAGTATACGGGTGGCGTGGCAGGTATCGTGCACAGTGCTCAATTTGGTTATTATACTAAAATCGGAAACAGAGTATTTCTTCAATGTTATGTTCGTATAAGCGCCGTTGGCACGTCGACAGGTGACGTATTGTTAGGCGGTTTCCCTTACGCACAAAACTCTAATTCGGCTTTTTACTCTCTGCCCGTCGTTTGGTATAACAATATGACACTTGGCACTGATTATAATTTTGAGCCGTATGGTGCGCCAGGGGGTACTTTCATAAGAATGTATCGAATTCGTGGTCAGGATGCCTCAGGGTCCGCTTTGCCGAAGAGCGCACTTTCCGCCACTACGGACTTCATGATGAGTTTTAACTACGCGACTTAACAACCATACGCCTAGTGGACGCTAGGCTGGAAAACTCAACTAAAGGAAAAGTAAAATGTCTCTAAGTGAAAAAGAAGTACAAGACAAGATCGAATGTGTAGATATGGGAGGCTGGAAAGTAATCCAAGTCCGCACAGCTACAGTAATAAGCAAGAATGACGTTGAGATTTCCCGCTCGTTCCATCGTCATGTCGTGATGCCAAACGATGATTGGTCTGGTGAATCCACAGAAGTTCAGGCGATGGCGAATCTTTTTCACACAGCAGAGGCAATCTCAGCTTTTGAAACTGCCCAAGCGGCTAATGCTTTACCGGCTGGATCTGAGTAGCTATGTCCTTATTCGGTCAGCTAATCGGTCCTGTCTCCGGACTTCTCGATAAGTTCATTCCTGACGCTGATCAGAAAGCTGCCCTTGCCCACGAAATCTCAACGATGTCTGAAAAACATTTTCAGGAAGTTCAACTACAGCAGATCGAAGTGTTGAAGCTTGACGCTAAAGGTAATTGGTTCCAATCGTCTTGGAGACCCTTAGCTGGTTATTGCTGCGTAATGGGGTTATTCGTAAATTTCCTAGTCTCGCCAATCGCTGCCGGTTTCGGTGTTGAGATACCTCAAGCGGATGCTGGCGTAATGATGCCGTTATTGCTGGGCATGCTCGGATTATCTGGTGGCAGGACTTACGAAAGAAGTAAAGGAGTTAGCAAGTGACTGGATTCAAACTGCAAACATTCGGCGGCAAAGCACCTAAGATTTACTCCAGATTGCTGCCTGAAGATATGGCACAAGTTGCGACTAATACACGGCTAGATAGCGGAAGACTTGAACCATGGAAAGGCAATGCTAGCGCATCTATTACTCCAGTAGCGTCCTATAACATCTCAGCGGCAACGAAGACTTTGTTTCGGTATAGCTCCAGCATATGGATTGGATCTAACGAAGAAATAGATATCATTAGATCACCCATTGCAGAAGACGTTCACGAGCGTCTTTATATAACTGGTATAGGCGGGGTGACCGGATATCCTCGTATGACAACAGCGGCGATTGTAGGTAACAGCACCTATTACAAATTAGGAATCCCTAAACCGGCAAACTTTTCTTCTGTGGCTGTAACAGGGACTTCTGCCGTGACGGACACAGAAACAGCACAGTCACGCAGCTACATCTACACTTATGTTAGCTACTACGGAGAGGAGGGAGAGCCAAGTTTGGCGTTGGCGTCTCAGGTTGTCGATGTATTCTCCGATCAGGGGGTTACAGTTACTTTTCCAAGCAATCCCACTGGTGCTCACAATCTATTAAAGAAGCGCGTGTACAGGACTGATGCTAGTGGAGTTTATCGGTTTATAGCAGACGTCAGCATTAACTCAGCAAATTACGCAGACTCCATTGCGGAAATAAATTTGGGCGAAGAAATCCCCACAATAACTTTTGCAGCCCCGCCCGATGAAGTGACAAGTGATCACCCAGACGGAGCTTTGCTTGGGTTGGTTAGTATGCCAAATGGAATACTTGCAGGATTTAGTGGGCAGACAGTTGCCTTCTCCCAAGCATTCCAACCTCACGCCTTCCCTACGGCATACAGGCTAACGATGAAAAGCGATGTTGTAGCCTTAGCGCCCCTTAACACTGGTTTGTTAGTGTTAACAAAAGAAAAGCCAGCATTGATTCAAGGTCTAGATCCTGAAGCTATGACGATGACTGAGGTTGACTCGACACTGTCTTGCGTATCCAAGCGATCTGTAGTCGATATGGGTGAGTATGTTCTATATGCATCTCCAGACGGTCTCGTTAGAGCTACAGACAATGGACTTGAGTTGCTGACCGAAGGGATACTTAGCAGGGATCAGTGGCAAGAGTTATCACCTTCATCTATTGTGGCGTTTCAATATGAGGGGCATTACTTAGGTTTCTACTCTAACGGAACGGAGAGTAAGGGCTTTATCATCGACCCTCGTGGCGGCAGGACCAGCTATATAAAATTAGACTTCTATGCCACGGCTGGATTCAACGACCTAGAAAACGACGAACTTTATTTAGTCGTTGGTGGCGCGGTGTACAAATTTGCCCAAGGTTCTGACTTATCTTACACATGGAAAACAAAAAAGTTTCATGTTGCGAGACCAATGAATCCTGGGGTAGCTAAAGTTGATTGCGATAGCTATTCCCCCAACCCTGTTTTTAAACTTTATGCAGATGGTGCGTTGAAGCACACACAGACCGTAACCAGTGATGGGTTATTTAGATTGCCATCTGGATACAAAGCGAATGAGTTTGAGGTAGAGCTCTCCGCTTCTGTGCCTATAAACGAGATTTGTGTTTACGAATCTGCCGGAGAACTTGGTGGGCAATAACCGATCAAACGCTAACGTCCCCGCAGGCTGGTCTCATCAAGACAGGCGGTTTGGCGAGTCCATTAAGCAAAACCTAGATGTCCTACAAGGTCAGCGCGGGGATAAGCTTGATAGGGCTGTTACGTTTAGAGATCTGCTAGATGCTGGAATCGTTCAGCTTGCGTCAGGAATCACCAATTTTAATGGTCTCTCCTCAAGCATTGCTATAGTTAATGAATTCCCTGACCTTGCAATACCTCCAGCGCCAACAAATCTTCAGGCAGACGGTGCCTTCCGAAATATAATCTTAACTTGGGATCTAAAGCTTTATAACGGTCATAGCGCCGTACAGGTATGGAGACACACCTCTGATGTGATTTCATCAGCGACTATGGTTGCTCAGGTATCTGGCTTTACGGGCGTTTACGCAGACCCTGTCGGCTCTGGAAAGACCTTCTACTACTGGGTTAGGGCAATCAACAACAACGACGTTACTGGTCCATACAACAGCAGTACAGGCGTCCAAGGGGTTACTGCTCCGGATGTAGATTTTCTTCTAACTACACTGACAACAGCGGTTACATCGAGTCAGCTTGCTACTTCTCTGTCTACGCCAATTGCTAAGATCGATCCGCTGGTCACGTTCACAGGTTACTCAAGCAGCTATAGCGGCAACAGTCTTATCACGAGATTAGGCGCGGTGGAGAACAGTGCCGCTAATGGCGTTAGCTCTGCTCAGTTTAATTCTGAAGTCACGACAAGGGCGACTGCTGATTCAGCGTTGTCTTCATCTATTACTAGCCTGTCATCTACAGTTGGCAGCAACACAAGCGCAATCTCGACAGAGCAAACTACCAGAGCTAACGCTGACAGTGCGCTTAGCTCGTCGATCAGCACAGTAAGCTCTACAGTCGCAGGTCATACCAGTTCTATTAGCACCCAAGCAACTTCTATTAACGGGTTATCAGCACAGTACACAGTAAAGATTGATGTCAACGGGGCTGTTGCTGGCTACGGATTAGCGAGTACCACGACTGCTGCTGGTAACATAGTCAGCGAGTTTGTGGTCAATGCCGACCGCTTTGCAATTATGCGAGGCGGATCTAATACCACAGCCGCTTCTGTACCGTTTATAGTCCAGGCTTCAGCAACCACAATTGGTGGGGTAGCAGTCCCCGCTGGTGTTTACATGACCGATGCATTTATTCGTAATGGATCAATCATCAACGCTAAGATTGCAGACGCAGCTATCGATAACGCTAAGATCGCAAGCCTAGATGCTGGCAAAATCAATGCGGGAACAATTAACACCAGTCGATTAAATATTGACGGATCGACTTTAACGTCTGTTGGTGGGGTTTTACAGATTGCAAACTTAGCTGTGACTAATGCAAAGATTGGAAACCTTGCAGTAGATAACGCAAAGATTGCAAACCTTTCAGTCTCAACATTGAAGATTCAAAACCAAGCGGTCACGTTTCCGTCTGCCGTCGTTACGAATGGAACTTTGCAAGGGACTCACAATAATAGTTTTTCTACCTATGTGACCGTTCAGACTTTGACCGCTACTTTCTCTGGTGCGCCTGTAATGATCTCTGGTTCTTTTTCGGTTAGAAGCTATAACAATCAAGCTCTAATGACATACCGTTTACATCGCGGCAGTAGTACTTTGTTTACTTCTCAAACCAAAGCAGTTCGACCCCAGCCTGACAATTTTGTCATCCCATTTCATTTTTTAGATACCAACACATCGGTCGGCAGTAGAACTTACACGCTTCAAGTAAACGTAGGAGATGAATACGCTTATTACAGTGACCGTACAATTCAAACTTTGGAGTGTAAAAAGTGAAGGCTCGCGTAATTGTTGAAGACAGTACCGGCAATATCATGTCCACTGGTGTTTGTTTACAAGAAGATTTTAATGTTGTACCTGAAGGTTGTACCGCTTACGAAAATACAGGTAACTGGGGTGATGCTACTCACAGATTAGTAGACGGTGAGTTTGTCGAGATTACACAGACGGACGCAGAAGCTTTAGCTGAGATGTGGGCGGTGGTTCGTATGCGTCGAGACTACTTGTTAATGAGGAGTGATTGGACACAAGCCTCTGACTCACCGCTTACAGCAGAACAAAGAACAGCATGGCAGTTATATAGACAGAGTCTTAGAGATTTAGCAGAAGATTTTTCCCACATAACGGCGCTTGAGGATGTGACCTTCCCGACAGCACCCAGTTAATGATCGCGGAGATCAGCGCGATAGTCGCTGGCGTCAATATGGCAAGCAATGCGATTAAGTCAGTGGCAGGCACCGCTAACGACCTGTCGACTATTGGAAGTTTTCTGTCGAAGCTCGGTGGGGCAGAAGTCGAATTAGCCCGAGCGCAGAACCAGGGCGGATTATCTGAATCTGACGCTATTAAAGCCGCATTGGCTCGAAAGCAAATCAAAGACACGATGCAAGAAGTTAAGGATATTTTTACGATTAGCGGAAATGGGCATCTCTATCAAGAGTGCATGATGGAGATGGCTGCTGCTCGAAAGGCGAAGCAAGAAGAATTAGCGAAAGCGATCGCTGCAAGACAAAAGTTTAAAGCGCAAATGACACAGTACGCGCTCATATTTATGGTGGTTTTGGTGCTGGTTCCGGCAACGATCGGAAGTTTGTTAGCTTGGCTGACAAACAGGTGAAGGACGTTGCTTTGCTATCGTCAATAAAAGGATTAAAATAAAGGGGTCTTGACGCTCAAAATCAGAGTATCGAGCACCTCTAAACTGGGTTAGCAGTCGAACGACAGAGCTCAACCCAGCCACGCACACCGATCATGGTGGGCGTTCTTACACGGATCAACTTAGTAACTAGGCACGATTATGGCTTTTGTCGTTCGTCCGTCCTCTATTGAGGATTACGAATCTATAAACGCTTTAGGTCGCTGGTTTCAAGAGAACAGCTTGTACAAGAACTGTGGGTGGTCTGATCAAAAATCATACGCCCTCGTGCAAGCAGGATCTGATCCAGCATCCAACACGTTTATGAGAGTAGTAGAAAAGGAATGTCAAATTGTTGGCTTTTTCTTGGGCTACATTGGCGAGTACTTTTTTTCTGAAAAGAAGATAGCTCAAGACCTAGTGATGGTTTTTTCTCCAGATCAGCGCGATGGGATCGGAAAGCCCACAGTGCAGATGTTGAGAGAGTTTGTGAATTGGTCAATAAGTCGTGAAGTCAGCGAAGTCTGTATAGGAATAACTTCAGGCATAGCTGGAGCAGGTTACGAAAAGTTGGTCCTAAAAAACGGCTTTAAGAAGGTCGGAATAATTATGAAGAAAGAGGTGTAGATATGTGTGGAGGTGGAGACAACAAAGGACCAGCCGAGGCTGAATCAAGGTTAGCGTTAGCTCAGCAATCAGCGATCTATTACAACAGATTCCAAGATGTCTTTGGCAAGTTTGAAGACATGGCTATCTCGGATGCCACAAGTCAATTCGATACTCAGAATTATGAGTCTGCTATGGGGTCGGCTTCTAATGCGGCTCAAGGCGTATACGAGCAAGGTCAAATAGACATGAATCGTGCAGCCTATAACCGAGGCTTTGATCCATCTTCAGGTGCGGTACAAAACGAATCAGCGGCTCTCATGGCAGCTAAAAGCAGAGGCATGGGGCTTGGTGCTAGTTCAGCCGGAATTGCTAACACGGATCGCGGTTTTCAAATGATGGGTAACGTCGTAAACATGGGTCAAGGGTTGGCTAATGAGTCGATGCAGGGTCAGATTGACGTTGCTCAAACGGGCGTTGATCGAGTTAGTAGACAAGCGCAGCAAGACTTTATGCGGTCTAGCAGCCTACAAAATGTAGCTGGTACAGCTACAGGTGTTGCCGCTGGTTATGGTCTCCAGCAGAGGACTGTCTAGTGTCTAACTTTTATTTAGAGATGATGAACGGTCTTAATCCGGAGTCTCAAGAGGCTATGGGTCAGTTCTTTCAAAGGGGTAATTATCCTGGTGGTCGAATAAACCCCTACGCCTACTTAGGAATGGACCGAAAGGATAATCCTGGGGACAAACTTTACGCAGATATTATCCGCGCACAAACAGCCGACTATATGCGTAAGTTCGCTCCAGTTGAGGATGCTTTAGCTGCATCCATAACTCCCACAGGGACAACTTCGCTAGAAGGAGACCTTACTAGGACCAGAGAGGCTGTTATGGGCGCAGGACTAAACATACAAGGGCAGCAAGGTCGTTCCATGGAGAGGTTTGGGGTTGCTGATAATTCTGGTTACTCCAATCAAAACGCGAATATATCCGCCCTAGTAGGTGGTTTAAATGACACAAGGCTTAGGGACAGTGATCGTCGCGACGCGCTGCTTACAGGAACTACAACTGCGTTAGGGCAGAAGGCAAGGGCTGGATCATGACATTAATAGCTGTTGGTCAAGGACTACGAAAAAGAGCTAACGCAGGATTCTCAGCAAACGCTCAATTAGAAAACAGAGAGAACGCTGCGGCAGATCAGATAGAAGCTGCGGAGATGCAACAACAGAGCCAGTTGTACGGAACCAGTTCCGGCATCGGTGCTAGTTATGGGTTGCAGAAATCTTTGCAGGCAGGGAAAGCAGCAACTGATTCTATTAGTACTTTGAACGCACTGCCAGGAGTGTCAGAGGCTGGACAGTTTTCCGCTAAGGGCGGGAAGCTTGTACTCGACACAGGACAGACTGTGGTCGAAGGGCAAAACGCAATTAACCTAGCGACTAATGCGACAAATCAAGCTGCACAAGCGCAGGCATTGGCGGCTGGCGCGGAAGCTGGTGGTACAGCAGTAGCCGCTAGTGGTGCGGAAGCTATTGTAGCTACAGAGGCGGCAGCGGCTACGGCAACTACTGCCGCAAGTTCAACAGGAACCATGGCAACTCTTTCTACGATCGCAGCCCCCATAGCCATTGGCTTGGGTGCGGCTTTTTTGATCTCAAAATTATTTGATTAGGTGATTTATGGCTGTTCGTAATTACGGTGGATTTGGTGCTGGACTGGCGCAGGGTTTTGGTTTGGTACAAGGCGTACAAGATCGGTTCGACAGAAACGAGCTAGCTAAGGATACGCTTGAGGCGAAGGTTGCTGGTGATGAAGCGACAGCAGATTTTCGGACAAAGCAGTTAGGGCTTCAAGCTGACGAGAATCGGCTTAGAATTGAATCAGCGGCTTTAACTGCACAGGCTACAGCCGACAATAGAAGATTGACGTTAGACGAAACCAATCGCCGGAATTTAGTTACAGAAGGACTGACTCGTAGTAAGCAAGATTTCGACCAAGACCCTAACAATCCTGCGAACCGAGAGAAAATCCTCGATAACGATCAAAGGATAGCTTACGCAAAGACCATTGAAGATGCAGGTCGACTGGACTCTTATTATCAAAAACTCCTAGCTAACCAAGATATATCGTCTGAAGACT